GTCGCCGTCGATTCGCACTGACATCCCGAAGTTATCCGTCGACGCGCCATCCGAAGGGGTGACCGCCGTCCCTGCGCTCCAGGTCGCGCCCGTTCGCTCGTAGATGAACGCCTTACCGAGCTTGGTTGTCGCCGTGGTGTAGGGGGCACCAACGATGGCCCTGTTCCCGTCGATGTCGCAGCTGATCCCGAAGTCGTCGCCGTCGACGTTGAGACCTTGCAGTGCCGCCCCCTGCTGGGCCCATGCCGTCGTCCACAGAAAGACGTAGGCTCGACCGCCAGCGGACGTGTAGAAGGGGACGCCCACCAGGATGGATGTGCCCGAGATGGCCACCGAGTAGCCGAAGCTGTCGCCGGCAACCGTGGAGGAGCCTATCAGTGATCCGGTCAACGTCCAGGTGGTGGAGAATGCGAAAGCGAAGGCTCGACCAGCACTCGAAGACCGGCCCGGGGCCCCGACCACGATGCGCGACCCGTCGATGTCGACCGAGTAGCCGAACACGTCGGCGACCGCGGGGGATGACGCGATGATCTTCTGCTCGAGCTCCCACAACGCCGCCGAGGTCCACTTGTAGACGTAGACCGCCCCTCGCGTTCCGTTGTGCTGGGGTGCCCCAATCACCACCCTGTTGCGTTGGGTCCTGACCGACCAGCCGAACTTGTCACCGGCCGAGAGGTCAGTGGGCGTGATGTCGCCCTGGGCGACCCACCGGTTGCCCAGTCGCCGGAACATCCGAACCGACCCGCCGACCTCGGCATCCGGCATCCCCACCGCCATCCATTGTCCGTCCACGTCTGTCGAGTAGCCAAACCCAGAGGCTGCAGCGCCATCCACCTGGGTCTGCCGCGCTCCCGAGTCAAACACGCGCTCCTCGACCCACACCGGATCGAAGTTGTAGGCCTCCTTGATCCGTAGCTGATGGTGGCTGACGTTCTGCCCGAGGAGCAGCGTCTTGTAGAGGCGCTGAAAGCCCATCAGCTGGGCGAAGGAGAACCAGCCGGTGCGGATCTTCATCACGGCCGCGAATGCCGTGGCGCCCTCGAGGTCATAGTGGACGGCGTTCTGCTTGCGAAGCAGTCCGTTGACCCCGTCGAGCACGTAGAGCTCATCGGCGACACACACATCAGTCGCCTCGTGGCGAGTGAACGTCGACCACAGCCCGTGCTTGTAGTCGTAGACCAGGGCACTTCCGACCGCGACGAAGATCGCGTAGGCGTGGGCCGCTACCGTAGCAGCCGACATGATGGTCGCGGCGGAGAAGTCCTGGGCGATGGGGTCGCTGATGAGCGACACGTTCAGCGTCTTGTCGAGCAGGTAGAGCCCGCCCGTGCCCTGGAAAAGCAGCCCCTGGGGGATCTCCGTGAGCGCCTTCTGGTTGGTGCAGCCCACCGCCTCGCTGATGAGGTAGGGCGTCGAGTAGCCCTTGCCCTGCCCCACGTCGCTGAGCGCCGTTCCATCGCTGGCGAAGATCTTCTCTTCCTTGAAGATGATCAGCCGGTCGCCAAACGACGCCAGGGCGGTGATGCGGCCGCCGTTTGTGGTACAGACGATCGACAGGGCCTCGTTGAAGGCTACCCCATCACCCTCGGTGAACTGCTTGGAGTACCGGATATCCCAACTCTCAGTGGCCCGCGCGGCAATGAACTGTCGATCCTGGTGCACGCAACTCACGCGGTAGGCCGGTGGGGGCATGTTCTCGAGCACACCGCCCATGGTGTAGACGGCCTCACCTGCCGTGATGGCAGAGTCAGCCGCCTGGTCGGTGAACGTGTGAACGTCCTCGGACCCTCCGTCGTTCAGAGCCTGGGTCAAGCGGTAGTAGATCGACAAGTCCACGGCCGTCCTGTAGAGAACGATGTAGACCACGGTATACTTGGAGGTGTTCTTCAGCGTGGGGACCGTGACGAGAACCTCGTCTTCGGCCCCAACCGCGAGCGATACCACTTCGCATGGCGCGCTCCGGTGGCGCTGTCCATTCGAGTCGTAGTATTCATAGAGCGCGCAGTAGCCATAGGTCCCCGTCCCGATCCCTGTTGCGCCACCTGTCGCGTGCAGCGCAGCGGCGATCCCGCGAGGGTAGTGCCAGAAGCCCTGCTCCGACGCTCTCACCCCGTCGAAGTCCAGGGGGGCGGCGCCGGGAACCATGAGCGAGTGGGGCGTACTGATGCCCTTGATCTGCCCCGACCGCGATGCCTGGCAGATCGCAACCGCGTGGCTCGCCTGCCCGTTCTTCTTGGGAGCCGCGAACAGCATGCCGTCGACGTTCGCGCAGTTGTCGATGTAGCTCGAGCCTGGCACGCCGCCGAGGTTGTCAATGCAGTCCTCGAGGATGCGCCCCCAATGCCCGCCGTCCGCATCCACCAGCAGGAGCGCCCGGTTGATCCCGTCGTTGCTACCCTGCTGCGCCACGGGGAGATAGATCCGACTCGCGTCGATCAGTGGCTTCGCAATCGGCCACACCCCGGCGATGTGCCCCATCGCTGTCCCGACGGCAGCGGTAGTGGAGTTGAAGGTGTTCTGGTAGGTGATAGTGTCCTTCGTTTCGGTTGCGCTAGAATCCGTCAGGGCGTCTCGCATCACTCCGACGTAGACGACGCTCGTCGCTGCCGCCGTGGCGTACCCTGTCGCCGTGATCGGTTCGTCGTCGGCGGCGAAGCTGTAGACCGTCCCGGCCGCGCCCGAGAAACCTGTCTTGCTGCACCCGCGCGCACGGATCACTTTGGGCGTTCCGGTGACATAGGCCATCACCACGCCCACCGTGTTGCTCTGCCGGTAACAGCCCTTCAGCATCAGAACGGCGCCCGAAAAAGCATTGGTCCGGACGTAGTCGGTCCCGGAGTCGTGGATGATGACCTCGATATAGTCGGTCGTCACCAGCTGATGGGTGACCATGTAGACGGGGCCCGTCTCGTTCAGCATCACAGCGTCAAAGTACAGGCCGGATGGGCTGGCGAGGGATGCGCCGCATGCCGTGAACTGAGTAGGGGCTCCGATGACTCCGGCTGCCGAGATCACCCGACGCTGTGGATACCAGTCGGAGGCGACGCGTAGGGGATGGACTGCCACGAGCCCCGTGGCCGTGGGCATCACGCGGATCTGCCCGATGTCCGCATCGCTGCCTGTCAGCTGGTCGATCGTCCGCATGCTGCGCGAGTCAAAAACGAGGAGCTCATAGGCGATGGCGTGACTCACCGGCTCCACGACCTTCATTGAGATGGCGAGGATGTTCCCGTAGGATGCCACCTCGCACGACTCGATCTGCCGGCCCCTCAGGTATGGCGAGACCTCTTGGATGTCGATGTCGAGATACCCGGTCGGGTAGACGAGCCCGGGCGTCTCGCTGACGACAGCCCCCTCCACCACGCGGATGCGATCCCCGAGCAGGTAGACACGGTCCTTATGCACCGCCAGGTCATCCTCGGTGATCGTCCCGGTGAGAGACGTGAGCCCGAGGCGCTTGCGAAACTCTCCCTGTTTGTCACAGATCGCGTTCTCGAGCTTCAACAGCCCCTGGCTGACCAGCTTGGGGTCCTTGCCCTGGTCGAGCCCTGCACTCATCACCGCCGGGATGATCTGTTTCCTGAGCGCCGCCATCAGGGATACCTCGAGAGGACGATCCAGGTATCAACCCCGACCACCTGGAGCATCACGCAGATCCTGGCCCCGTAGCAGACGCACGTGTTGGTCCCATCGATCGTCCCGGTCCCCGCCGCCTGGATCGTGATGTTCGAGGTGTTGGCCGTGTTGTTCTTGAGGGTGACGATCGTTCCGACCTGGACCGCCGTCACGGGAGGCAACCACACCCTGGTTGCGGCCGCGAGCGCGATCAGCGTGACCTTGCCGAGCTGGGCGTTGATCGTGGTCGGGCTCGACCACTCCTGGACTACTTCACCGAGCGAGAAGGATGCGGCGTGATCTGTGTCAGCGAGGGCCGACCTCGCGGCGTCGACTACCGCCCTGAGCTCCGGTTGCTGTGTCCGCACGTCCCGCATGCATCGTCAATCCGCTGGATAGGTTCCAGCCTCCTCGAGATACACGTCACGAACCCTGTCGGGCTCGTTATCGTCCATGTCCGCCGAGAGCCCCCTGATGCGACCCGCCAGCGCAGTCTTCTCGGCCACGAGCTCGGTCACGTCTTCCTTCTGCTTGCGCCCCAATTTCAGACAGCAGTCGATCACCACGTATTGCTCCCAGCCCGAGATCCCATCCCACGTGTCCGTATCGAGGCTGAGTTGCGGAGGGGCGGGGATGTACCACACCCTGACCGTCCCGCTCCACGTCGGGGTCGGCCGGAGCTTCAGCGCTCCTCCGACCACGCGATAGCTCGTGTTGACGTCGGAGGCCTCGCTGTCCTGCAGCTGGTTGCGCTCGTGCAGGTTGAAGCGCTTCATCAGGTGCCAGGCCCCGCCGTCGTAAACATCGACCCCCACGAGCCGGTAGTGATCTGCAGCGAGGGTGTAGGAGTCGGTCCCGGACACGACGCTGATGTTGGCGCTCTCGGCGTAGTGGTCCTTGTTGCTCGCCACCACCAGATCGTAGAGCTCCGCCAGGCTGGCGTTGATCATCCGAGTCATCTGGGGCTCGTCGATGTACGCCAGGTCTACGTCGGCCAGCTCGTAGACCTCCTGCTGCAGCTCGGCCAATGTCCGGTTGCGGGCCATCCTAGAGGTTGTTTCCCTTCAGCCAGATCCGCAGATCGAGAACTGCGCTGTCGGGATCTGTGCTCGCGCTCGCCCCCGAGCTCTGAAGTCTCGCGGTTAGGGTGATCGTCTTGCTAGTCGAGACGAGGTTGGAGGTCAACGCGAACGTGTAGTCGTTGATACTGCAGGCCACGTCCACGCCGAGAAGCGCGACCCACTTGTGCCTGAGCGTCACGACGATAACGCCCTCCGCGGACCTGGTGACCGACGCGACCTCTTCCCCTCCGTCGGTGACCGTGTACCCGTCGGTGTGGATGGCGGCAGCGGCGGTGATCTTGGCGCAGATGAGCCAGGGCTCATATTCGTTGCTGAAGATCCGCCCAGCGTTGCGTGCTCCGATGCTTCCCATGGTCTCTCCTACTGGTTCAGGTTCTTGACCCAGATCCGCATGCCGATGACGGCGGCGTCCGGGTCGGTGTCGGCGCAGCCCGAGTCACCATGGGGCCTGCACGTGACGCTGATCGTTTTGTCGGTCGAGACGGTGTTGGCCGTCACCACGAAGATCTGGTCATCGATGGAGCAGTCGAAGTCGACGCCAAGTAGCGCCGCCCACTTCTGCCCGAGGGTGAGGGTGATCTGGCCCTCCGCCGCGCGGACCGCCGATGCGATGACCTCCCCCCCGTCAGTGATGGTGTACCCGTTGGCCTCGACATCTGCCTTCCCGGTGATCTTGGCGAAGAGGACCCACGGCTCGAACTCGACCGCGAGCACCTTCCCACCGTTTCTCGCTGCAAGGTCTCCCTGCATGTCTTCTCTCCTCGAAAACTGGGCGAGGGGATCGGGAGGGGAGAAGGGCGACCCTTAATCCCCTCGCCCGTCAGGCTACCTAGAAATCGTAGCGTGAGTTTCCCGACGGTCCCTTGCAGCGGAAGTTCCCCCAATAGGCGGCGCGAAATTCCACCGCGTCCTCGGACTCCATCGACCTCGCCTCGACGATCCAGCGAGGGCATGGCCCCATGCTCTTGAACTCCCACGTGTTGAGGGTCTGGACGAACACCGTCGCCTCGGGACAGTTTCTGTCCGCGAAGCAGTCCAGCACCGAGCCACCCGCGTGGATGCGCACGGAGTCGAAGCCGAGCTCGGCGACGACATCGCCCTTCGCGTTGGTCACGGGGACAGACACCTTCTGATAGATCGCCTTGCTTCCGACGGCAACGATGAAGTCCTTGAAGCGGTCGGTTCCCATGTAGACGGTGTCTGGCGAGAAGGGGCTGTGCTTGTTGACCCGCGAGGCCAGCAGCTGGATCACCTCTTCCGTCGATAGACCGGGGTTGGTCGTCGATGTGTAGCGCCCGCCGGCCAGGCTCACCGTGTCAGCCGAACGATCCACGCCGAAGAAACTCTCGGAAGCCGCCGGAGCCGTGCTCGGGTTCCAGCCCCCAAAACCGACGGGGAGCTTGCGATCGGAGGCGGTGACGTAGTCACCCTCGACGAAGATCGAATCGTGATCGGTGATCGACGTGACGCTGTCGACGTATTCCGCGCACGTCATCGTCCCTGCATCGCGGTTGATCGCGCTGACGGTCAGCGTGCCCGTGCGCAGCGAGGAGGCCTCGTTCGCCGCGAATTTCAGCTTTTGACCAACCTCGAAGTTCACGGCGTCGGTCAACGTGTCGAGGGTGAGTGTGTAGCTGTGGCTCGGGGTGTCGATGACGCCGACCTTGCCGGAGCCGTTGCCGTAGGTGCGGATCCCGAGGCTGCGGTTGAGCGCGAGCAGCGCAGAGTCGGCGCTGTCGGTCATCGCGGTCAGAAGAGCGGCCTCGTCGCCCTCGCTGGCGAGCAGGGTCTCCGTGTCGATCGAGCCCACGGCGTAGTCACGCGCGCGCGTGAGCAAGAACTGTTTGCCCTTGCTTGGGTTCTTGTTCGCCTGGGCCGTCGCGAACAGGTTCGATCGCCCGGTCATCGGCGCGTAGATCACGCCGAAGGCGAAGTTGTTGCCGCCGAACTTGAAGTTCTTGGGCATCCTCGCGTACGCGACGTTTTTCTCCGCCACGGCGGTGAGCATCTTGGTCTCGTCGTAGACCGTCTTGAGCGCGTATGCGAACTGAGTGAGATTGAGTGTGCCGGCCATGAGACTCCCTCGCTTGCGTCTGGCGCTTGCGTGGTAGTCCCGGCACTGCGGCCCTTTTCAGGGTCTGGGGTCTCATCTTGGCCGAGAGGGTCTTCTACTACCTGCTTCGAGCCCGATCTGGTTTTTGGGTTTAGGTTTCCTCTCTCGATTTTCGCAGGTACGCCAGGGCCAGATCCTCTTTCTCGCTCTGAGTGAGTTTCCGGTCGATCACCTGGGGCTCCTGCTTCGTTGCCTGCGTTAGCGTTTTACTGGTGCCAGTCTGTGCTACCCGGTCTTTTTCTGCTGGCGTGGTCTTATCGCCCAGTAACGCTATGAGTTTGCTTTGAACTGATGGTAGCTTGTTGAGTCTTGAAATGC